CCGTGGCCGCAAGCCCATGAAGGAGAAGGTAGAAGACCCGACCGACGAGGAGTTAGCCTCCTACGACGAAAAGGTTCAGGCTCGAATCAAGAAGTTTACCCGTGGCTACCACGATGAACGCCGTGCAAAAGAACAAGCTTTGCGGGAACGCGAAGCGACTGAAGCCTACGCAAGACAGATTATTGAAGAAAACAAAAAACTTCAACAACAGCTTTCTAGTGGAAGTAAAGTACTAATTGAGCAATCACAATCGTCTGCTGCAATTCAGCTTGAATCCGCCAAGAAAAAATACAAGGAAGCCTACGAAGCGGGGGATGTAGACGCTTTAACTGACGCCCAAGCAGAAATTGCTGAAGCTACGTTAAAACTAGATAAGACCCGTGGCATGAGGCCAATAGAGGTAGAAGAAAAAGAATTTGCACCGGCGCAACCAGAAGAACCCAACCTTACTCCACGCACCAAAAAGTGGGTCGATGCCAATAAAGATTGGTGGGGTAAAGACGAAGAAATGACTATGGCTGCGATGGGTATTGACAAAAAGTTGCAGCGCGAGTATGGTGCGGACTATGTAGGTACTGAAGAGTACTTCAAAACCATCGACAAAACGATGCGCAAAAGATTTCCTGAACACTTTGAAAGTGAACAGAGCTATGAGGATGACGAACCGCCTCCTAAGAAAAGAACGTCAGAACCGGTTGACGAGGATGATGATTATGATCCGCCGCGCCGTGCAACACGAATTACTTCGCCTGTGGCTCCTGCTACACGGAGTACACCACCTAACCGTATTCGGTTAAAGGCATCAGAAGCCGCGCAAGCGCGACGTCTTGGGGTGCCAATTGAAGAATATGCAAGACAGGTTGCTTTACTTAGAAAAGGTGCTTAATCATGGAAAACGTAGAAACAAAAAAACCACAAAATCGTTTGGATCGTGGATTAGATAACCGGGCTACTAGCTACAGACCTACGTCTTGGCAAGCTCCCGAAGCTCTACCCATGCCAGAGGATAGACCCGGTTGGAAACACCGTTACGTCCGTTTAAGTACTTTGGGTGCTGCTGATCCTAGCAATATCTCTTCTAAGTTACGTGAGGGATACGAACCCGTAAAAGCGGAAGAATATCCTGAACTCATGATGCACGCTGCCACCGAAGGCCGCTTTAAAGGCGGCATTGAGATTGGCGGGCTGTTGCTCTGTCGTATTCCTGCTGAGTTCATGGAACAACGTGCCAAGCACTTTGAAAACTTGAACAAGTCGCAAATGGATTCGGTAGACAACAATTTCCTTCGTGAAAGGGACGCTCGATCTAATATGGCGTTATTCGCTGATAAGAAGTCGAAAGTCACTTTTGGTTCTGGTTCTTAAATTTAGGAGTCTAAAATGGCTTACCCAACGGTAGATAAACCTTATGGTTTGAAGCCGATCAATCTATACGGCGGTACACCCTTCGCGGGCGCTACTCGTCAGTATCGGATTGCCTCGGCCTACAACACCTCCATCTTTTTTGGTGATGCTGTAGAAATGGTAAACACCGGCACGATTATCAAATCTGCCATCACGTCCGCTCGTGCAACTGTGACAACTTCACAAATCATGGGCGTTTTCATGGGCTGCTCTTACGTTAACGCGCAAGGTCAGGTCATTTTCTCTCAGTACTATCCTGCAAACACTACTGCTCCAACAGGTACAGTTATTACCGCTTATGTGTGTAATGACCCTAACACCTTGTTCAAGGCTGTGATCGCTGCTGGTACTACTGCTGATGATGCAACTTCTGGTTTGTTGCCGTCATCTACCACGCAATTTACCGTTATTGGTACAAACGTGGAATTGGTTCAGAACACTGGTTTGACAGCTACAGGCGACAGCCGAGTAGCCGTTGCAGCGTCTGCAACCACAGGAACACTGCCCATGAACGTCGTTGACGTTGTGCCTGAGACATCTTATGTCAATGGTTCTGGCAACGTGGTGTTCCCCGAACTCATCGTTCGTTGGAACTTTGAGATTCATACAACCACTATCGCCTCTGGCGTTTAAACAGGAGCTTAAATCATGGCTATTTCACGCGCACAACTGCTGAAAGAGTTGCTCCCCGGATTGAACGCTTTGTTCGGTATGGAGTATGCTCGCTACGGTGAAGAACACAAAGAAATCTACGAAACTGAGACTTCTGAGCGTTCTTTTGAAGAAGAAACCAAACTGTCCGGCTTTTCTGCTGCACCAGTCAAAAACGAAGGTTCTGCCATCGCTTATGACAATGCACAAGAGGCATGGTCAACCCGCTATACACACGAAACCATTGCCTTGGGTTTCTCAATCACTGAAGAAGCGATTGAAGATAACTTGTACGACAGCTTGTCGTCTCGTTACACCAAGTCATTGGCTCGTGCAATGGCTTACACCAAACAGGTCAAGGCTGCTGCCGTCCTGAACAATGGCTTTAGCTCTAGCTACCCCGGTGGCGACGGCGTGTCTTTGTTTAATACCAGCCACCCCTTGATTACTGGCGGTGTCAACAGCAACACTCCCTCTACCCAAGTTGATTTGAACGAGACTTCTTTGGAAGCCGCCGTTATCCAGATCGCTGCTTGGACAGACGAGCGTGGTTTGTTGATTGCAGCCAAGCCTGTCAAGATGATTGTTCCTCCAAACTTGATGTTTGTCGCTAAACGTTTGTTAGACACCGAACTGCGTGTGTCTACAGCGGACAACGACATCAACGCCATCAAGCAAATGGGTGCAATTCCCGGCGGCTACACTGTCAACCACTTCTTGACAGACACCAACGCTTGGTTCTTGACTACAGACGTGCCAAACGGTCTGAAGCACTTCGTTCGTACTCCGCTGTCTAACTCAATGGACGGTGATTTTGATACCGGCAACGTGCGTTACAAGGCCCGTGAGCGTTACAGCTTCGGCTGGTCTGACCCTCTGGGTATGTTTGGTTCTTCAGGCACTGCCTGATAAACCGGAAAGGGGGCCTTGTGCCCCCTTTTCTTTTGGTGTATATTGCAACCATTCCGGGGTTCTCCGGTGTATCAAACAGTCCCGGCTGACGACATGCAGATTGATACACCCCAACTTGCATGTAAGGAAAAAACATGGCACGCACTACGTTTCAAGGCCCAGTCCGTTCAATGGCTGGCTTCTATTCCCAAGGCCCAAATACAGTTGTTAATCTTGCCAACGGCACAAACACCGTTACGCTTGATGTTGCCACATACGCAGGTAAGGTAATTCGCACCAACGATGCGACTTTGATTATTACCCTGCCAACCATCAACGCAACAGCAAACCCTACTTCTAGCGGCCCCGGTCAAGACCCTAACACTTTGAACAATGTTGGCACGACCTACACATTTTTTGTAGAAACCGCCGCAACTGCCGTGGCTATCAAAACTGACGGCACAGATAAATTTGTTGGCTCGCTGCTATTGGTAGCAACCGATGCTTCTGGTGCAACCACTGGTTATGCTCCCGCAGCAGCAAACGATGTCATTAACTTGGACGGCACTACCACTGGTGGAGCAGCAGGTTCTTGGATTACCGTGACTGTTTTGGCTTCTTTGAAGTACTATGTCACAGGTGTTTTGCTTGGTTCTGGTACTGTTGCCACACCGTTTGCAAATTCCTAATTAGGAGCGGCTCATGCAATATGATGTCCAGTCAACGCGACTAACGGCAGACGGACAAGCGGTTAACTACCGTGTCCGTGTAAAAGCTGTATATGGTCTTGCGGGGGCAAGCGCAGGGTCGGTTAAGTTCTATGATGGAACTGACGCAACAGGCGCACTGAAGCTTGAAATTGACACCCCCGCAGGCACGGCAAACACGTTTCTTCTACCCATCCCCGGCGAAGGAATTTTGTTTGCCACAGGCGTTTACGTTGATGTGACTAATATCACAGGCGTGACGATTGTGTATGGCTAAGTCACCCGCATGGCAACGGGCGGAAGGGAAGAATCCCAAAGGCGGGCTGAACGCCAAAGGACGAGCTTCCTACAACGCAGCAAATCCGGGGAAACCCGGATTGAAGCCGCCTCAGCCACAGGGCGGCAGTCGCCGCGACTCTTTCTGCGCCCGGATGAAAGGCATGAAAGCCAAGTTGACCAGCGCCAAGACCGCAAACGATCCAGATTCGAGGATTAACAAGAGCCTTCGTGCGTGGAACTGCGCAGATGGTGGATACGTCAGCAGTGCTGATGGCTGTGCCACCCAAGGCAAGACAAAGGGTAGGCTTGTTTAATGGAACTCAGCACAATATGGTCGTTGGCCCTGTCCGCTGTTTTGGGTGGATTTTGGTTTTTTATCCGCGAGAAGTTCGAGGATGTCAAACGTATTGAGCGCCTGCTCAATATCACACGCGAGGAGATTGCCCGTGATTACGCAACTAACGCAGAGGTTCAGAGAATTACTGACCACATTGACCAGCGGTTTAACCGCCTTGAAGCAAAAATTGACCAGCTTATTCAAGCGGGGAAGTGATGCCAGCAACAAGTCTTAAACAAAAGAAATTCATGGACGCTGCGGCGCACAACCCAGCGTTTGCGAAGAAAGCAGGTATTTCGCAGAAGGTGGCAAAAGAATTTAGTGCAGCAAGCAAAGGTATTGAGTTTAAAGGTGGGTCGCGTACGCGGCCTGATTTGCAGAAAGTAAACAAGCCCAAAACTCTTCAGGGCAAAACAGAACTTTTTAACAAAGGCGGTGACACTATGATGAACAAAATGAATCCCGGTATGAAAGCAATCATGGCTAAAAAAATGGGCAAGCCCACCATGAAAAAAGGTATGGACACTGCCAAAGACGGCATGAAGAAAATGGCCAAAGGTGGTGGCATTGAGTCCAAGGGTAAAACCAAAGGCAAGATGATTAAGATGAATATGGGCGGCAAAGCCTGTTAAGGAGTAGTCATGGCAACCAGCACCAAAGCAGGGACGATGGATGCGTACAAACCGCGCCGTCCCGGTACTACGTATGAGGACTCTATGACTTCTGAAGACATCAAAAAAATGGACGCTCAGAAGGAAGAAGCCAATACGCAGAAGAAGACTGAAGCAGCGTACAAAATTAAAAACATGGCCAAGGGCGGTTCAGCCTCCAGCCGTGCTGATGGTTGTGCTGTCAAAGGCAAGACCCGTGGGAAGATAATCTGATGATGGCTTCTCGCGGCATGGGGGACATTAACCCGTCCAAGATGCCGGGGAAGAAGACTGTTCGCCGCAAAGATAAGCCTCAAACAGTGGACATGTATGCAGAAGGCGGCGGTGTAAACGCCGCTGGAAATTACACCAAGCCGAGCCTGCGTAAAAAGATTGTGGCTCAGGTCAAAGCAGCGGCTACCCACGGTACAGGCGCAGGTCAGTGGTCAGCCCGCAAGGCACAACTCGTGGCGAAGAAATACAAGGCTGCTGGCGGGGGCTACCGAGATTGAAAGCGCCACAACAATCCCTTAAATCTTGGGGCGACCAGAAGTGGCGAACCAAGTCGGGTAAACCCTCATCCAAAACGGGTGAGCGGTATCTCCCAGAGGCCGCGATCAAAAGTCTAAGCCCAGCGGAGTATGCTGCTACAACCCGTGCAAAGCGGGCGGGCAAGGCCAAGGGCAAACAGTTTGTGGCACAACCAAAGAATATTGCAAAGAAAACGGCAGGGTTTAGATAATGGCAAATACCTCTGGTGCATCAAGCTTTAACCTAGACCTCACCGAGTTGGTCGAGGAAGCGTTTGAACGCGCCGGTGGTGAGTTGCGTACCGGGTATGACCTACGTACAGCCAGACGCAGTTTAAACATCATGTTTGCTGATTGGGCCAACCGTGGCATCAATCTGTGGACAATTGAGACTGGCACAATTGACTTAGTTCAGGGTCAGAACACCTACCCTCTGCCCAACGACACCATTGACCTCTTGGAGCATGTCATCCGTACTGGCGGAAACATCGCCTCAACTCAGGCTGATCTGACCATCACTCGTATCAGCGTTTCTACATACGCCACAATCCCCAACAAGATTACCCAAGCCAGACCCATTCAGATTTGGATTCAACGCTACAACGGGCAAACATCAACGACAGGGTTAACCCTAGACGGTGCAATTAACAGCACAGTTACCCAGATTACGTTGGACTCCGTGGTGGGGCTTCCAGCCGCCGGGTTTGTCAAGATTGACAATGAGATCATCAACTATGGATACATTGACGGGAATGTCCTGTACAACTGCTTCCGTGGGCAGCAAAACACCACGGCGGCAAGCCATGCGGACAATGCGACCGTGTATTGGGAGCAGGTTCCCGCTGTAACCGTCTGGCCCACACCGGACAACGCACAGACCTACCAATTGGTGTATTGGCGTCTACGCCGCACCCAAGACGCTGGTGGGGGTGTAAACGTCATGGACGTTCCTTTCCGCTTCCTGCCTTGTATGGCTGCGGGGTTGTCGTATTACATCGCCGGAAAGATTCCCACTGGCGCAGAACGTCTTGGATTCCTGAAACAGCAGTATGACGAGGCTTGGGAGCTTGCGGCGTACGAAGACCATGAGAAAGCTGCCTTGAGGCTTGTTCCCCGCCAAACCTACATTGGGAGGTAACAGTGGGCAACAGGTTTGCCAGTGGTAAGCACGCGATTGCGCAGTGTGATCGCTGCGATCAGCGGTTTAAGCTCAACATCTTGAAGACGGAGATCATCAAGACCAAGAACTACAACCTGTTGGTTTGCCCGGCTTGTTGGGATCCTGACCAACCGCAGTTGCAGTTGGGTATGTTCCCGGTGGACGACCCACAGGCTTTAAGGAATCCTCGTCCTGACCGCAGCTATGTGTTGTCAGGAACAAGCGGGTTGCAGATTGTCCCAACTGGTACAGGCCCATTGGGTACTGGGACAGTGGAGGGTGGTAGTCGAATCTTTCAGTGGGGCTGGAACCCAGTGGGTGGGGCGGCGTTTTTTGATGCTGCTTTGACTCCAAATAATTTGGTTTTAGCGGTGGAACTTGGTACAGTTACGGTTACAACGACATAAG